CCTAGGTCTTTATATGAGTGGCGTAGGTTTCAGGAGCAGGGACAGCGCGTTAGCTATGTGGATTCCTTTCCCACGTCTTATCATTCACAAATATGTCCTACGAATAAACTTCCGTCTTTAGTGTACCATCCTTGTCGTCCGGGATCCGTGTTCCGTGAGTCATGGTACGTGGCGTTTGTATTTGCCCACAACTCAGCTTGTTCACTACACGTCAGATCTTTTTGGATCGGGTACTTTATCTGTTCCAGTCCGCTTGTTGTTAGCAGTAGGATTATTAAATATTTCATTCCACCTCTTTTTATACAAATCAGTAGAAGGACGAGATCGTCCGTCCCACTTTCTACCTTTCTCTTTTTTCTTCATACAATTTTATACGTACCATTAAAAACAAGTTTAGTACAGTCATTAGACTTCTTGTTTTCATACTCTACTCTAAATGTTTTCTTAGGATCGAGTTTCTTAATCAACTTATGTAAGCTCATTGCTTCCATTGTTTCTTCTTTATCTGTTCCTTCTTCTACTACTTTATATTTAAATTTTGCCATCGATTTTCCTCCTTATATATTGTTCGTGACGTCTGGCCTTTACTTCAGGACGTTGACTATATAAATAGTCCCACCATTGTCCTTTTCTGCTCTTCCTCCATTTGAGTCGAGCTCTTCTTTTGCTCTCACAATCTGCGTAAATAGCCATATCTTTCTTTTATCCTATATAATATATTAACGTACCAAATGCAAGAATTAAAAATAAAATAATATCAACCCAGAATAAAAATACAATTAGCGCCCAGAACATCTATAACCTACTATATCTAGTGTTTCTCCATTAGTTCCATAACCATTATACACGTAATAGTTGCGTTTACTAAGAGGTCTTTTTTTCTTGGGCAGGATTTTAACATTCCAATGATACCAGGTTGCACAGCTACTCTTACTTACTACTTCAAACCAAGGGGTTGTTTTAACTTCGCCGCTAAAGGTTAAATATAACAGAGAGATCATCACAATCTTTTCCATTTTAAAACCTTTCTAAATTAACTTCTGCCTTGACCCACGCTGGGCTTATAATTTCTTTTTTCTGCTTTATTCATACGTTTCTTATGTCTTCCTATCTTAGGTTTTGTTCGTTTTACGTATGTGTTGACACCAAACTTGTACTTCTTAACCATCGTAATCTCTTATTACATCTAGTTTAGGTAGTTTCCCACCTTGGGTAACTGATGGAATATAGCTGATTACTCCGTTTACTTTCTGTTCAAGTTCTTTTCCGCAGCTCGTACATTTATAAATGTTTTCATCAACACCTATAAAGATAGATAGATTATGACACGATGGACATACTCCATTTACAAGTTCTGTGTGTAAATGAAATGCTCTTCCAAAAGGTCCGCCACCGAATGTCATGAATACTCCTTTATTTTTTTTCTATTATAAATTTTTTTATTTTTTATTACTTGAGGCCGATACTTACGCGTTCTCAAATCTTTTGCAATAGGATTTTTATTTTTTGAGGATAAGTTTTTTGATTGCGATTGAGCCATCGATGTTTGTTTCTAATTCTGCTTGAGATTTAATACATTTATATGTAACGTTTGCGCTGTATTGACGTTCTGCTTCACGTTTTCCACGAAGGCAAGTAGCCATATCCGGTTGAATACGGTGCTCCTTAATCTCAAAGTTTACAAACATTAATAGTGCGACTACTGTTTCCATTAGTAATTATACCCAGTTGATGGAGTATCTCCTTTTTCTAAAATTTTAAATAATTGTTTATGTTGATCCATAATTTCTTCATCTGAATCCATCATTTTATCCATTTGATCTTGTAGTTTTTCTACTTTTCTTTCAAGTTGAGATACTTTGTCTAGTTGTACAGCTTGATTAGTTGAAAGATCAAAAGTACGTGTAAGTGTCCATCCAGCTAAAGCTAACATAATTCCTACTAAAAGTGTTATAAGTTTATCTACCATTAAAATATAATATCCATTACTAAATATAGTGTTATAAAAATAAACATTGATGTTATGTGTATGTCAAAAGGATGGTTGTACATAATCATTTAATGAGTTGCTCCAGTTCCATTCGCGAAAGTTCTTTGTTTATCTTTAAGCTTTTCAATATCAGATAAAACCTTATTCATTTGCTTAGTTAAAAAATCAATGTTCACTTTATTATGCATTCCATCTTCGATAGCTTTGTTTAATCTATCCACGGTTTTATAAAGATCCTCGATCATCATAAATTGTTCCTGGTCAGCAGGCAAACTCCCCATTTGGCCCCGAGGCCACTTTATTCTGAACTCTGTATTCATATCCAGATCTTTAGACATAATTTCTAATTGAGTTGTGACACGATTTTGAGTCTCAATGATACCGAAATAAGCCCAGGTTCCGATTGCAACCATCGCAATTAACGAGGCAACCGTCTTCATAGGCATTTGTACTGCCGCTTCTTCTGATATTTTTAAAGGTTTATTTGACATTTTTTAATCTCGGGTCATTCATTATTATCACATCTGGATTATCTTTCAAATACTGCTTTTTAAGTACAGTCCAGTAGCTCACTTTAGGATCAAAATCCCTATCTCCATTGACAAAACTAGAAGAGGACATAACCCCTATCTTCATACACATATTAATTAATTCAGCAAATTCTTGAGGTGGTGGACTAATTCTGGGTACTCTCTTACATTCTTTAATAACTTCTAATTGAGTTTTAATCTTCATTTGCTTTTCTTGTTCAGCAATAAATTCATCCGTGCATGCTGTTCCGAGATACTTTCTGTATGTAAATCTCAACATTCTATCATCATCAGTTCCTTCATAATTATTACTAGGACTATTGTGATTGTAGTTATATTGATCATCTCTTTGTTCAATAGAAACATCAAAGCTTCCTTGAGCACACGTGTTTGTGCCGCTGTTTAGATATTCGTTTCGTGCTTGTGCTGTTGTTGAGAACAAAGCAAATAAAGCACTAACGATTAAGATCTTTAATATCGTATTCATGTTCTCTTACCTGATCTGCTAGTTGTCTATATAAATTTTCTGCCATTTCCCATGTTGCCTCTGCTGCTGAAAGTCTTGTTTGTATTCCTGTTACTTTTTCTTTGAGGTTTTTAATATCTCTATTTATTTCTGTAAGTGCAGTTTTATTTTCTTCAATTGTATCTGTTAGATTTAATACATATCTAATAGACGTAAATGTTCCGGCTAAGATAGCTGCTATAACAGGAACAATTACAATATTTTTTTTAAGCCACTCAAATTTACTTTGTTTAACTTTTTTAGCCATTGAACCCTACACATCCTGTAATTCCAACAAAAATAATAACTAAACATAATATGACTATTAACCAGTTCATAATTTTAATTTTGATCCTCGCTTGACGTTCCCTCATCTGTGCTCTTCTCGTCAACTCCTTCAGAGTTTTGAATCCTATCATCTTCACACTCACAGTTGTCATACTTACAGCCATCATGGAAAGCTGTTATTAATTTGTCATTCATATTAATTACAATTATTTTTATCTAAATCAATTGGTTTATCTTTATAAAACCATACCCATGAGGAAATTTTAGTTCCATCTTGTGTGTAGGTACATTTGTGCCCGACTGAGCAGGCGCTTAATGCAAAGAGTAATGCTAATACTAAGTAAAAATTCTTCATTGGCACATCTCGCATTCTTGTGTATCATCCACTACTACACCACCATCGCTACAGTTACACCCATCACATTTACAGCCATTGTGATCAGCTTCCATGCAATGACATAAGTGTCCGCATTTCTTGCAGGTTTTTTGATCCATATTATTTTCCTAATTTATTATATTGTTCTACAATCCAGTTAGATATTTTTCTAAAGAATCTTTTAATTTTTATCATGTTTTTTATCCTCTATATCATAAAAGAACTTATCCGTATCGGCAGTTCTCCATTCACGACTATCTTCTACACTCCATACCTGGTGATTAACTTTCCAATCAGGTATTTCATCCCTTACCGTAAAAGAAGGGATATGCCACAATATTCTATTATTAGGCTGAGCTGCATAATTGCCGTCGTCTAAAGCCATTATGTGAGCACACTTGTGCTCTTGCGGAACTTCAGAATGATCCGTATCTACTATATTACTATCTGGATGAGCCCAGTCAACCGTAAAAAGATAGGATCCGGTATGCCATTTCCCGTCTTTTCCCCAGTATTTCCCAGCTACGGTTAGTGCATCGTAGACAGTAATAGCAGGATAGTAACTGAAAGAATTCCAAAGCTCCAACTCGTCAAGTCTAGGCCTAGGAACGTTTTTGACATCAAACCCGTGTTGAACAAACGCTGTAATTGGAAGGCGATAATAGACCCCACCATTTTGCATAATTGCATGGAAGAGTAAAGAACGCCCTGGCATCGATGCAATGCCAAAAACCATACAGTCTTCAGCTTCTCCTTCGTGCTGTTCGAGATCATAAAGATATTCGCGTCTTATTTGACAATAGATAACGGGTATGTTTGCATTTAAATATGCCATCGAACATAAACCCTCTTATAGCGCTGCGATTATTAATATAACAAGTACAACACCTGCGCCGATCACCATTTTTCTGTGATCTTTCCACATGTGTTCAATCGTTTCTTTTAGTAGTTGCATAGTTGCCTCCTATTTTATTTCGCCCCAGTTTTTACCAAACTCATAATCTACTTTGTTAGGAACTTCAAGTGTTACTGCACCCTCCATAATATCCTTTATTCTCTGCGCTTCTTTCTCAGATCCAATGGAAATATCCAATTCATCATGAACTTGTACATGAGGTATTATACCTTCTTTATGTAATTCAATCATTGCTTTTTTTGTCATATCTGCTGCAGATCCTTGTATTAATCTATTTAAAGCTTTGTATGTATAAGCTCTTCTAATCCCTGGTCCGTGCTCCGCGAGCGCTGCATCGTGAGGCAATGGCTTGTGGATACCGAACTGATTCGGTTCCCATAAATGGAACCTACAAAGTCGACCCAAAAGAGTTCTAACTTTACCGGCACCTTGAGCTCTGGCCATAACAGCATCCATAAGTTGTTTAACAAATGGAACTTTAGAATGATATTGTTTGAATAGAGATTCAGCTTGAAGTTTATTTACACCAAGTTCTGCTTGTAATTTATTTTTACCCATTCCATAAAATAATCCTAAGTTAATTGTCTTGGCTTGAGTTCTAGGAATGTCAGCCATATCAGCTACAATCTGGTGGAAGTCTGCATCTCCTTCTAGATATGCATGTACTACTTCATCTACACCATATAAATTTTGTAACGATGCATAGTGTACAACTAATCTTGGTTCTTGTTGATTGTAATCAAAGCAACCCCAAGTATGATCTTGTTCCGGAATAAATAATGATCTGATCCGTGGTCCAAGGTCTTTGTTTCTTGCTGGTATCTGCTGTAAGTTTGGATTATTCATACTGAATCTTCCGGTTACAGTTCCACCACCCTCGGCTCTTAGTTGATTAATCTCTGCGTGGATTCTTCCTTTGTGTGAGTATTTTAATATTGTATCTATAAATGTAGTGTGAGCTTTATTGATCTCTCTGGCCTTAGCTATTTTTTGAACTACCGGATGTGAGTGATTAGCTAAAAAGTTTTTAGTAAAGGAAGGAGCTTCAGTTTTTAAAGTTCGTTCATAAGGAAGTTTAAGTTTGTCAAAAGCTTTAGCAATGGACCTTGCAGCCCATATCTGTACATCGACTCCTGTACTTATCAACACTTCATGAAGTAGTTTTTTCTCTTGTTCTACTAATGTTTTCTTTTCTTTCGCAGCTTGTTCTTGATTTACACGTACACCGAGAAACCTCATATCAACTAGAACGGGAAACAACTCTGTTTCCATATCGAATATAGATTGAATATCCTGATGTAAAATTTGCTTTTTCATTTCCTGCCACAACTCCAATGTGAGTTGGGCGTCACGCTCCGCGTAAGCTCCAACGTACATGGCTGGAAGTTTGTACATCTCGGCTTTAGCATCTACTCCCCATGACTTGGCTGCTTCATATAATGCTGCTTCGTCTTTTCCTTTACCTACATAATCTCTAGATAAACTATTTAAATCATAACGTAATCTATTCTCATCAACTAAACTGGATGCAATCATTGTATCAACAACTTTTCCTTGAACTGTAATACCAATGGCTCTTAACCAACAGATGTCGTACATTGCATTGTGAAATATTTTTATAGAATCAGAATTCATTTGGTCCTGTAACCATTTAAGAACCATCTTACGATCCATGTTACCACCACCTTCGTGAGCTATTGGATAATAAGCACACCAATCATGTGTAGCTAAAGATATTCCTACAACATCTCCTACGCCTACAACAGATCCTGATCCCATTCTTTCGTTTAGGTTGGGGTCTTTTGTTTCTAAGTCTATTGCAATTTCATCGTATTTAGATAGGTCTGGAAAATCTGTAGGTGGGATCCATTCTGTTTGTGGTTTAAATAAAGGGACTTGCACTATTTATTCTCCCTCTTAAAACTAAATCCATGGGGAAGAGGAAGTTCAGTATCATTACTGTAATCTCTTTCTATTGCCATTTCACAATAATGAATTGCTTTTAATAAATCTTCTCTTTGTCCTTTTTGTTTATGTCTACATAAATATTTAATTGCATTGCCTTCGGCAAAAGGAATATTATTTTTATTTATAAATTCACTGGGCTGAATAACCATGTCCCGGTAGTGGGATCCTCCGATTTGTTTTTTGTATGTATCTTTCTTCATATTCTGTACGATTTATAAATATCCTTTGGACGAACAATATGCAAGTGGTTTTTTGTTCTGGTCGCACCCACATAAAATAATCTGTTCTCATCGTCCGGATACCTTTCATAATTTGATTGTGTATTTTTACTGAGATCCGTTAAAAGAACTACGTTGTCTGCTTCTCCACCCTTGACTCCATGAATGGTTGATAATAAAATGCGCGGTTCTTGATTTAATTCTTCACCATTCTTTCTCATCTTTCTAATATAATGAACTTGTTTTTCTGGAGCTGCAGTAAAAGATTCAAACCAAACCGCATCTGTATTTAATCCATACTTTAATTTTAATTCTCCTATAGTATATAAATTATCTGATATAAATTCTTTAATCCTTTTCCTACTAAATTGGTCGGGTTTCATATAAGAAGCTATTCTTTTTACTTGTTCACCATTAAGTTCTTTGCCTTTTCTAAATGATTCCCAATCCATAACAGCTTCATACAAATCCTTTTCATATGCCTTTTTAAATTTATTTCTGTAGTACATTCCATTTGCATACAATACATTTTCTAAATCATTCAGCATATGCCTAGTTCTTGCTAATACTAACCATTTTCCTTTACTCATATCTATGTTTTGAAATTCATTGTGATAAGAAAGTAATCCTGTTTCTGTTTTAGGTTTCCATTCTTTATGTAAACGATTAGATATTTTACCAACTATATTCATAGCTACATCATGTACTGCTCGTGGTATTCTGTATGATTGTGTAAGATTAAGTAGTTTTCCTTTTTGAGTTATAAAACTATCAACATCTGCACCAGCCCATCTAAATATAGCTTGATCATCATCACCTGCGATATAACTATCTTCTGTTTTATTCCATATTGATTTAGCCATATCCCATTGCATACGAGACAGATCTTGTGCTTCATCTATAAATACTACATCAAACTTAGGTGATGCATCTGACTTAACAAACTCGGTAATCATGTCGTTAAAGTCAATTAAGTTGTATTGCTTTTTGTATGACTCTAGTTCTGCTGCTAGTATTTTTAATTCTCTTACTGATAAATCCTGGCTATGTTCTTTGAGATTGTATTGTTGTTCCGGTGTTATATTTCGTAGTTTAGCTAGTTGTATGATTCGTAAGTATTCACTATTAGTTGTAAATAAACCTGTTTGTTCTTCATCATATTCATTATAATCTATACGCATATTAATCTTCTTACCTAGATCTGCATAATGTCTACGTTGCATTACTTGTTCTTTCTTAATACCTAATCTTCTAAATGCTAAAGAATGTAATGTTCTAAAGTATGGTAAATCATCTTCACTAAAATTAAATTTATCCATAGCTCTATCTCTTGCTTCATACGCAGCTTTCTGTGTAAATGAAAAGAACCCAATTTTATTTGGGTCCGTATTCTTTAAATGTTTATCTACTTCATTTAATAATGTTGTAGTTTTACCTGTACCTGGTGGTCCTAATACAATAGTTTTCAAAATGCGTCCTTCGGTTTAAATTGTTTTGGTCTATATACGTCAGCCATTGGTTTAAATTCTCCAATAACCATTACACTTTTCTTTTTATTTCCTATATCTACTCTATCAATAGTACATCCACATTTATCTCTAAGTAATAATTGTGTTTCATCATACTTCTCTGTCCATCTTCGTTTTAATAAATACTTGTTAAAGAACTCTCTAAATATAAAATGATGTTTACCTTCATGTGTCCATACTAAACCATTTACCATATCTTCTTTAGTTGCACCTGATGCTGTTCTATCTGTACAATATTCTTCTAGATGATCTAGTAGTTGTTCTACTTTAGATGATCCTTTAGGTGGTTCTATTATTTCTATTCCTGCAAACAGCAGCTTAATCATTTCATTAAAATCTTTTTTTCTTAAAGTAGGTGGGACCTTGTTAACTTGTTCCATGACTGCTCGTTGAAATAATCTTTGCTCTTGTAAATAAGAAGTATCTTTTAATCGAACTCTTTCTCCATCTACGTTCACATAATAATAAGGTTCATCTAAATTAATTTTTTGAAGATCATTTAAATCTGGAAATAAAGATTGTCCTTTAATCCCAAAAGGTCGAGTCAAACATAATTTTTTATCACAATGATTACACATAGGTTCTTCATTACATTTAAAACCTAATTCTTTTTTCTCATGATATTTAATTTTGTCTTGAATAACTCTGTCTTCTAATGGTGGATCAAAATATTTATAGTTAAATGCATTTATATGTTTTTGCCATTCCTCAGGCCATTTTCTTTTTGCATATTGAATGTATTGATAGATAACTCTATCTCTTCCATCATTTAATTTAGTCTGTGTAAGAGATTCAATGCAAGGAGGACCATCTTTAAATTCTGAGTCTGGTCTTTTTAATTCTAATTTTTCTAATTCTTCTGGAGTAAGTCTTTTTATTGCTAAAAAAAATTGTGATATTGTAATAGCTTCGCCTTTAAAGTTAAAGGCATATCTCGTAGTATTTTTTGAATTAAAGTATGGTAAGTTAAGAAAATTTCCTGTATCATCTTCCGATTTTAATTCAACCTGTTTTGGAAA